CGCATACAACCTCAACCGGGCACAATATGCGGCTAATCAAGCATCTCGTCAACTCCGCCAGATGCAGCAGACCTTCCAACAGTACAAAGGCATCGACGATGTAATGCGGCAGAACAATCTGTCGCCGCAGATGGCACGTGAAGCTATGCAGCTTCGTGCTATGGCTGAAAAAGACCCAATCAACGCCGTGCGTGATATAGTAGCTCGTGTGCTAGCTACTGGCGTAACAATGGAGCAGCTTTTTGGTAATGACGCTGTTCCCAACATCAATGCACGTGTCATTACCAATGAACTAGACAGGCGGTTAGGCCCGCTTGAACAGCAGACGAGAAGCGCGCAACGACAAGCGCAGATTAATGAGAATGCACAAGTAATGATGGAAGAGTTTGTGCAAACTCATCCTCATGCTGAGACACATGGTGTGGAAATCAGCAACTTAGTGGGCGCACATGGCTTAACGCCAGAACGTGCTTACTTTGAACTCCGTAGTTGGGTAGAACGCAGAGGCTTCGACTTCACATCACCGTTACGTCCGCAGATTGAGGCGGCAATGCAGCGACAACGCGCTAATGGTGGTCAGCGAAGGACAACACCGGGCAGTATGCGTGGTGTAGCGCCGAACGGTCAGGTCCCAACGCACTCTACAACTAATCAACGCGGAGACTTCAGAGCTAATGCACCTTGGCGTGATATAGCGGCTGCGGTCTTTGCAGAGCTTAACCAAAAGTAAGGACATTGACAGATGCCCGTACTGCAAAACGTACTCGCTACTACAATCGAGCGCTCACGTAAGAAGTTGATTGTAGCAGCTATGCAGAGCAACGCGCTCATGGCGTGGTGCTTTGCACGTGACCGCATTGAGAATGAACCAAGCGGTTACAACATCACCAATCCACTGCTTACTGGTCGCAACCCGACAGTTGGCAGCTATAGCTACTATGACAGCTTGCCTGTCCAGCAGACACAAGAGTTCATCAAACTTGAGTATCGCTGGTCACGTATTGCTGGCACAGTGATTATCAGCAATCAAGAGGAAGATGAGAACAAAGGTGAGCAAGCCGCTGTTAAGCTACTGCAAGGTAAGCTTGAAGCACTCGAACTCTCAATCAAGGAGAAGTTCAGTGTTTATCTTTACGGCCTTGGTGGTGGGAACGATCCTAATGGACTTGCTCTGCTTATACCTGACGATCCCACAACTGGTTCACTTGCTGGTGTCGATAGAGCATTAGAAGTGCAGTGGCGTCCTAGCAGCTACGACTTTGCTGGTACACTCAACAGCACCAACATCGAAGAAGCCTATGACGATGTGCTGCTCGACCTGAAGCAAGGCACTGAGCGACCGAAGGTCATCATTGCAGGGCGCAATCACTACCGCCTCTACCGTGCGGCAGTGCGAAGCAAGCTCACCATCCCGTTGACCAATACATCATCTGGCAAACGTATGATGGACCTTGGTTTCGACGGTGTGAGCCACAACGGTGTGCCGATCATCTATGATGAAAGCTGCCCCGTTGATCGTGCATACTTCCTGAATGACACCTACCTCCGTCTACACATCCTCGGTGACAACAACATGAAGAATGTTGACCTGACTGCACCTTGGACGATTGACGGCTACGGTCAGCGCGTCATCACGCAGTGCCAGTTCTGCACATGGAAGCAATACCGCACACACGCTGTAGTCAACGACTAGGAGGATTGAGATGGCTGAAACGCCGAACGTGGTCAGCTTCATGGACAAACGCGCTGCGTTTACGATGGACGAGCAGAAGAAAGCCGTCCCTGCGTACACAATTGAGCCGCTGAAACGTAAGACAGTCGTCAATCGCACTGTTAAAGACGAAATCGGCTTCCGCGTTGTTCCGACTGAGATAGAAGTTGAAGGCTACATGGTTCGCACCTTGCGTGGTGATAGCGTGTTCATATCACACGAGGACTTGGTGCGAATGAAGCTAGACCGCAATCTCGTTCCGTTGTTGATTGAAGGCGGCGACGATACACCTGTTGGAATGCAGCAGCAAAGTGCTGCATTGAGCGATAAACACAAAACCGCACTCGACGTTGTTAGCAAGCTGCTTGAGACTAATCCTGAGTTGGTTGAAAAGCTGTTAGCTGGCAACGCTGTGCAAGATGCAGAGGAATAACGAACATGGCGGTACAAGTTGCTACCCCCGGTATGCGCCGCATCAACAACCGTGTGGAAGCGTGTTGCTATGCGGCTGATGTAGGCGTCGATGGGCTTACTACTGTTGACATTCCTGCACCTGTTGCAGCGCTTGCTACAGGTATCTTGAATGCACAGTCAATCGCTGCTGCTGGCACTTCATCGCCAGTAGTCGGCTTCAGTCCAAGCGTGATGGGTCGTTATGGTCGTAACGTGACAGTTGTAGCTAGCGGTGCTGCTACATCTAACGTCACTGTCTACGGCTATGACTATCTCGGTCAAGCGGTGAAGGAAAGCTTCACACTCACAGGTGCTACGCCAGTTGTCGGCAAGAAGATGTTTGCTGACATTGTGAATGTGGCATATGGCTTGACTGCTGGTACAACTATCAATGTCGGTTATGGTGCTGTGTTGGGAGTACCGTACAAAGTGCTCGGCACACAAATCACTAACGAGTTGATAAGTGATGTGACACCGACTGCAGGAGCGCTTGTAGCTGGTGTAACTACTCAGACACTTACTAGCGGTGATCCTCGTGGTACTTACACGCCTAACTTGGCTCCCGATGGTGTGCGGTCCTACAGGTTCTCCTGTGCAGTGGACCGGAGCAATCTGCACGGTTCGGCCCACGTTATTGCGTAGTTCTGAGGGTGCGGGCATGAGTGGTCTGTGTGGTTAGTCCACCACACAGGCCGCTCGTGTATAACGTGGGGAGCTTGCAATGATTACATTCGGTGACATTGTTACAAAGGTGTTGCAGCGCTTAGCGCTAGTAGAAGGGCTAGATGCACAGATATACGCTGAGCCGCGCATACAGCTAGCGGTACAGCACAAGTTTGACATGTTGTTTAGAGAGTACTGGCTACCTGAATACACAACGTATCAGGAGCAGTATCAGCTTGATGGTGTGAGTGGTGAGATTGCTGGTGATCTTACTAACAAGCTGATGGATTGGCGTGATCTGCATTCAGTGATGTGGGAGAATAGTCCAAAGCCATTGCCAATTGCACCTATGAATACACGCGATGTTGACATTCAGTATCCTAGCATCCGGCCTGTCGGTGGCAATGTCGCTAAGTGGTTTAGGGTGCTGCCTAAGAACACAACAGGCATGGTGTATATCACATATCGCACAAAGCCTGCAGACTTTGAAAAGGATGACGACAAGATATACATGGATACGCAACTGCTGTTGCTAGGCACGTGTTGGGACGTATTAGAAGATGATGGCACAAACCCCGGTGCCAGTGACAAGTTCCGCATCCTGTTTCAAGATGCACTCAGTCAGTTCAACAGACAAACGTTCAACATTCCACTAGACACTGTTAGATCTGCACAATCTACGATCAATAGGTGGTGGTAATGGTGCAAATGCTGTCACGTGCACTGAAGCCTCTTGGTCGGCCTAAACAGCCACGGCCTACACCGAAGCTGCACAACACCACTGTTCGTGATTTTGGCGGCGGGCTGAATGTGGTTGACAGTGAGCAGAGCTTGACAAGCAAGTTCTCTCCTGTGTTCGACAACATGGTTACATACACTGATAGGCGTGTAGGTCCGCGCTTTGGCTATGAGATGTGGTTGAAGCTCAAACAAGGCACTACAACAAGCGGCGTTAAGACCGGCACAGTTGAAACGCTGCTTGACAGCTATGTGTTGACACTCCATTGGAGCGCACATGGTTTCACTGCTGGCAGCCATGTTACGCTGTCGGGCTTTGTAGATGTAGCTGGTGGCATTAGTGGCATCTCAGCAGACGCACTCAACCGCACACACAGCATACGCCGCATCGTCAGCCCCGACGTTTTCGAGATTGTTACAACAGACAAGGCAACTGCCACTGCTGTTAGCAGCAGCATCACGTGGAATTGGGTATATGACAACCATGCACTAGGTGGTGAGCCAATTGAAGCTAAGTACTTCGCCAACTACGTGCTGGTGTGGACGAGCATTGGTGAGATACTACGCATTGACAGGTTCAAAACAGCACAACGCATATGGGACCAAAACATCGCATTTCAAGTCAACGCCGAACTACCGGGATGGACTGCTACTGAGCTAGTTGCAAGTGACATCTTCGGCAAGGAGCTAGTGTGCAGCAATGGTTACAACAAGCCATTGTCAATTGACTTCACTCGCACTGGTGTTGGTGAATACATTGTGATGTACGCATTCGACGCTGGCAATGCTGGCAGCAATGATAAGATACCAGCATTTGATGCTTGCAAGTCATCATTCAGGTTCTTCTCGGTACATGATACTGACCCTGTAGAATTGCCAGAGCATCAGACAGAAGTACGCATTGCTGCACGTGATACATATGTCGTCTACTCCACTTCACCTACACCTAACGACGCCACTGACATCAACATGTCGAAAGTAGCAGCAAGCCCTGAGCAGACAGTGCGCGGGTTTGCGACGATTAAAGATGTGCTGCTTGTCATCTCACCAACCACGACGACAATGTTGAAGTACGGTGCATTTACAACCGACGGTATTCATGATCCTGTGCCTGTTGATACTCTCAATGGTTTTGGCAGCAATGCACCTAGGACTATTGTTGAGATAGGCAGTGATGTGTTCATGGTTGATTTCAACGGTGTACCGAGTGCAAAGCTTTCAGCGCTTAGTAACGCTGTAGTGCCTGAGCGTGTTAGTAATTACATTGAAACAATGATGGCACGACACATTGGCAGGTTGCGTAAAGACACCATGAGGTTGAAGTCGTTTGGCTTCTACGATGGCAAGAACAGAACTGTGCACTTTTACTTGCCGAAGTTCGACACACAAGACACACGTGCGTTGATTGATGATCCTTTCTACTACGATGATGACATGGCAGCTAACGCCGACATTAAAGATTGCATCATAGTGCGACACGATGCACACTTGTTAGAAGTAGAGGATCAAGTCGATATATCAGGTGCCGCAGGGTTTGGCAATTTGTCAGCAGCAGACATCAACGGTAGGCGTGTTGTTAGAGGCGTGTTGAATGAGAACTACATACTTATATCAGTTGGCAAAGACCTGTCAGCGACAACACCCGGCAGTGTGAGCGGCGGCGGTTCTGATGTAATACTCAAACCATTCAACGATGCAACAATTGGTTACATCTATCACTACGTACCGCAGTTGAAGCTCGCTGCATGGTCACGGTTTAAGACCAAACCACGCAGCGGCACTGGCGAGTTGTTGAAGTTCTCATGTGGTTGCAACACGCTTGAAGGTCGTAGCTTCATATTCACGCCTGAAGGCTACATGATGCGCTACGGCTCGCTCGATGCGCCAGTGTATGCTGATTGGTATGGTATGTATGACTATGTGTCGTGGACAAGCGGTCATGCGTATGTTGCCGGTGATCGTGTGTATGACAGTCATGTTGGACTAGTATACAAGTGCCTGTCGCCAGTGTCAACTGTAGCTGCTAGCTTTCAAGCTGCACGTGAAGCTGAACCTGACAGTTGGGAAGAATACAAAGGCGAGCCTATTAGCTTCGCATGGGAGTTGCCGTGGAGTGACTTCGGTCAACGTCAGCATGTTAAGGCGCTTAGGTTCGTACACCTTGATGCGAATGGTCTAGCACAATTCAACGTGGACCTGTTTGCTGATAATATCTATAAGGATGCTGCAACAGGCAAACTCACGCCTGCACGCAGTATAACATTCGTACCGAATGAGGCTGGTGCGTATGGTGCTGGTCAGCAGGTATATGGTGCAGGTCGTCGTACTAGAGAACAAAAGCTGTGGCAGGTTCCAGTTAGATGCAAGCTACTTAAACCTAGACTAACAGGTGAAAGCACACAATCACTCTCGATCAGCGCAATGAGCTTCCTGTATCAGAAAGGAACAGTGGTGAGAGGGTAGAGATATGCTATTGACAAAGTTCCATTTTTGTGCTACTCGTACTTATATACAAAGACATGCTGTATCTGGCTTCATGGCCGCTTATCTTGTAGGTGGCTGTGATGGTTGCTAATATACGCGGTTATACTCCTAACTACAATTTCAAACTCGTAAACTTCGACACACCACGTTGGCATACATTAGAGTATGCTAATTGGACTGCTGTTGATAGTCTGCTATCACTGGCGGGTATCCCACATATACGTGGTGAGTGGCTTAACTCTACACTGTACTTGGTTGGTGATCGTACTATTGATCCGCAGACTGGTGACATATACAGGTGTTTAGTAGAACATACTAGTGCTCCGACTGGTGTATTTGAAGCAGACCGCTTAGCTCGTCCTACACTGTGGACACTACAGGTCGCTACTGTTCCGCTGTTTAGAGGTGATTGGACACCTAACACTACATTCGCACTTGGTGACATTGTAGTTGTTGATAGCTATGTCTACTACTTATGCTCAACTGAGCACACATCTAGCGCAACATTCCCACCTGACACAGCGAACTGGCAACTCATCTTCGACGCTAGTCAAGCTGTCGATGATGCACAAGCTGCCGCCGATGCTGCAGAGGTATCAGCTACCGACGCTGCTACTAGTGCTGGCAGTGCTGCTACTGATGCAGCTAGTGCCAATGCAAGTAAGAACCAAGCACTTGCTAGTGCGACGAGTGCATCAGGCAG